CAATCTGGTTTGAGCGGCCTCACAGCCTCCGAGGAAACCACGATGATCTTGGTCAGCCTCATATCTATCCAGTTGCCACCAATCGCGTTTAATCGCGATCCTAAGCAACCAGAAAGCGCTTTCCGGGACGGAAAGTAAGATAAGGCCATTTATGGGCCTTCGATAAAGGCGTCTTTTTCTTTCACGCATTAAAAAAACCCGGGTCATGGGCGTTGGCGCGCCTACCGGGTTCGGAGTCTCAAGATGGATAATAGCGTACTTCCTCCTGTTTTGCAGGTATCACCGAAGTTTTCAACCCCCCTTGCTCTAATAGGGGGGTTCGCTCCAGAAACTCAGCCTATCCCCCAACTTTACACATGCTCCGATGTTACTCAGTTGGCGGTGTGGGACTGGTATCAGGCCTCTTTTGATGCTGATCCCGATTCTGTTGTGAAACAGTTTTGCTCAGATAATAATTGCATTCCTGAACATACCAAGCCTCAGTCGCCTTATCTCTATGGTATTTCTTTCCATCCCTTAAATCGGTTTGGTGATGTTGATTTGAAGCACACTCTGGCTACGCTTCATTATGGCGGTATCAATGAAAAGTTAATGATTCGTTGCACTTCTGAGGAAGCTGATATTTTTGCTCCGTATATCCGCAAAACATGGCCTGTCCATCAGGTCAGCCGTGCTGATATGGCGGTCGATGTGGATCAGCCCGGAATCTTTAACGAGTGGTCGGCGTGGCTGATTGACTACGCAAAAGCCAACAAACTAAAAACAGGCTTTGCCGGTGATTGGGCAAACGGCACTCAGGGCCGGACGTTGTATGTCGGTTCGCGTCAGTCTGCTGTCTTCATTCGTCTGTATGAAAAGGGCCATGAACAGCTACATAAAGGAAGTTCCCATGCTTCGCTTGATTGGGTGCGTTTCGAGGCGGAAATTAAGCCGCAAAGTAAACAGGCAAAGATTCGCCTGGCAACGATTGCCCCGCATCAGTGCTTTGGTGTTTCAAGGTTGACTCGTAGTTTCGCTGATTTCTTGGGTGCTACGTATACAGAAATTAAGGTTTCAAAGGGTATGGCGGAAAAAAGCGATAATCCTATGCGCCATCTTGCAAAGCAGTACGGCAAGACGCTTGCAACCTATTTTGAACGGGCTATCAGTGAACACGGTTATGAGGGCGCTGTAACTCAGTTGCTTGAAATGATCGAGACTGAGACCGAGAGCCGGTCCCGCTGCCGTGAAAAGTTGGCTTCTGTGCGCTCTGATTATGTCCCTATAGTTCGTACAGCGTCATCTTCTTCTATTCCCCGTGTTCCGGGCGGTCTTCCTGACCGGGCAAGAAAGCTTTATAGCGTTTCTTTAGAGCGGATAAACCCTGAGTCAGTGCTTCGTCTAAAATTTCGGCCTCTGTCGTTAGAATCTCGTCTTTTTTGGCTTTCGCGATAGCCACCTTATGAGCATTGTCGTAGTGCTCTTGGTTTATTCTGACTGTTTTGCTGTCACTTTTTGACATTGTTTCACCATTCATTTGTTGCATTGTCACAATGTTGCGTTTATCTTTGGATCACCTGACCCAGTGTCACCATATTCTAAGGGTAAAAAATATGAAAGTTACAGTATTTAATGCACAGCGCGCTCGCGGCGTTTCAGCTAAGAACAACTCTGAATATGACATTTGTACCGTTACGTTTGGTGCTACGGTCCAACCTGTCCATCGTGATAATCGTCAAGTCACTGGTTACGGTCTGGATGCCAAAGAAATCGGCCTTGATCCTGCGGCTTTGTCACAGTTCTCTAAGCTTGTTTATCCCTGTGAAGCTGATCTTTTGATCGAGCCTGATCCGCGTAATATCAACCGGAATATTTGTAAAGGTATCGTTGCTTAATGCAATGCGTTGCCTTTAACGAATTTGGCCAAGTAATAAGCGCTACAACTGAAAACTGCGTTTATGTCTTGGTCGAATCTAATGATTATTTCGCGTCTGCGTCTTTGGACTCTGCCGCGATTGCTGAGAGCTTCGGGTGGGGCTTCGGCGTGGTCATTAGCTTGTGGTTTCTGTCTTATGTGGTTAAGGCAGGAATAAAAACTATCAAACTCCTATGAGTAAATTGAAATGACTGAAATTCTAGCTGCTGTTGATTTGGCCGGTGTTGCAACTTTCGTAGGCGCTGCTGGCGTCCTGATTATCGGCGTGTCTATGGCGTTCAAAGCCATTGGCCTCGGTAAGCGCGCTGTTTCTAAGGCGTAATAATGGCTACGGGCCTCATATTAGCCCTTTGTCATATTCTGATTGCTTGCCTCGGGGGTGCTACAGCTATTCTCGTGGCGAGTAACTGGAATCACTAAGGGGCTTCGGCCCCTTTTTTAATGGTGATCTTGTGAAAAGAATTTTTCTCGTTTTGCTCCTGTCTTTGTTTTCTACAAGTTCTTTTGCTGCATGGGTTCAGGTTGGCTCTACAGCTAAAATAATGACCGGTAATTGGGACATGTTCAGCATTAATAGCACGCTTGATGCTTGGGCGTCTTCTTGGGCAACTCGGCAAACGCAATACGCTATTATTTATAGAGATCAGTGGTACATCAATTCGATGTGTGACGGTACGCAAGTTTGTGCCGAATATAAAACCTTCGCTTGGTCTGGTACTGATCCAGTTACAGAAATGGATTGTGCTTCTGACAGAATCACATGTTCCGGAAATATTCCTACGCCAGTTTCTTGTAGCACGGAAACAGTCTCCGGCGGTTCTATAAGCGGCGGTTCCTCTGGCATATTTGCAGACGGTGCCTGTGCTGTTTCCTGCTCCACTGATTATTCAAAGTTAGACGGTAACACTTCGCTCTATGATGCCAATTATTGTACGGGCCTGGGTCAAGAGTATGTCACTGCTGAGCCTACTGATTATCCTTCGCCACCTGTTGTTTGTGAGATAAAAACCGCTACGGGTTCCTGTCTGGATATGCAAAAACAGCCTAATGGATCGTGTCCTGTTGGTACTACCTATGGCCGGGTAAATGACATAGATGTTTGTGTGCCTTCTGGCACTTCTACGGCTGCCACTGATGAAGGTTCTACGGGTGTTCCTGAGTCCGGTGGATCTATGCAAGCTGAGGGCACTGCAGATCGAGCTGGTACGGGTGGTAGCTCTACCGGCTCGGGTACGTCTACGGGCTCGTCGTCCAGTACCACGACAACGAACGCAGACGGTTCTCAAACCACTACGGGTACGTCTGAGGGTGAAACCTCTGGGCCTACAACCTTTGGCGGTCATGGTGATCCTTCGAGCTGGTGGGAATCAAAATACCCTGATGGCGTTAATGGTATAGCGACGAAGTTTAAATATGACGTTCAAACCTCGGCCTTGTTGGACATTCTGAGCCCTTTGGAATCATTGCCTGATACTGGTTCAGAGCCTCAATGGTCTATGTCGTTTGATATCGGCGCTTTGGGGAATTTCGGCGTTATGTCGTTTTCTGTGCCTGAGGGTGTTTGGCTCTTCGTTCGTTTCTGCATCTTGTTTACAGCAACCTTTTTTGCAATGCGTCTAATTTTCGGGGGTGCGTGATGGAATGGTTAACAGCGTGGTTTGCGTCTGTCTGGAATAGTTTTGAGCGCTGGGGTAAGTCTCTCCTGCTGACTGTTTGGGATATGATTACCGATGGATTTCTGGCAATTCTTGATCTTCTGTCTGAACTTGTTACGGCGCTTATGGATGGTGCCGGAACCATGTATTCCGATATGGATATGCTGCCATTCCTTAGCTTTATTCCTCCCGATGTTTCTAACGTAATGGGGCTTATTGGTCTCGGTCAGGCTATGACTATTATTATCACGGCCATTGGAATTCGCCTCGTCTTGCAGTTGATTCCGTTCGTTAGGCTTGGATCATGATTAACCTTCTGCTTGGGCCTCCGGGTGCTGGTAAGTCTTACGAGGCTGTGGTGTTTCATGTTCTCCCGGCGTTGTTGTCTGGTCGGATGGTTATAACCAATTTACCGCTAAACCTTGACGAGTTTAAGGCCGCTGGCGTTGACGTTTCTTTGATCGAGCTTCGGTATCCGTCAATTGAGAATCCTAAGCCATTTTCATCTCCTGACGACTACGGTTCTGAATGGCGTGGGGAGGGCGGTATAGGGCCGCTTTATGTGATTGACGAATGTCACAAGCCTTTCCCCAAAGGAATGACGCTTAGAATGGTTGAAGAATGGTTTGCTGAGCATCGGCACGAGGGCGCTGACTGCCTGCTGATTACGCAGTCCTATGGCAAAATCTCTCAATCAATCCGGGACATGGTTCAAGTGGTTTACCGGGTTCGTAAGGCTACGGCGTTGGGCTCCGATAAGCGGTATTTCCGGAAGGTTCAAGACGGTCTGCGTGGTGAGGTGATGAACGAGAATATCCGGGTTTATAACTCGGATCGGTTCAAGCTCTACAAGTCTCACACGAAAACAAACAGTGCGGTCTCTGAGGCTATGGCGTCGGACGTTAGACCTATCTGGCGTCACTGGTCGGTCATGGGTGGCCTGATCCTGATCCCGTTGGGCGTGATCATGCTAGCGTTTACGGCGGGTGACATGTTTTTCCCTGATCCGCCTGCGCCGCAAGTTGTCCAGGCTAAACCTGTGAAGTCCGTTTACGTTCCTCATAATCAGAGAGGTCAGTCTGTCCCGGCTGTGGTATCTGCTCCGGTCCCGGCTCCGGCTCCTCCAGTGGTTAAGCATCCGTTCTCGGGCCTTGGGTTGCACATTTCGGCGTATCTGTACTCAGAGGCAAAAGACAAAACGCTCTACAGTATATCGGCCTCACAGAATGGTCAGCGCGTGTTCAGAATGTCTGATGCTGATCTCGTCAAGGCTGGCTATGAGCTGGAGTTCAAAACAGCTTGCTTGATAAAAATCAGCTATGAAAATTATCAAGATTGGCTCACCTGTGACGCGCCCCGGCAAGCTGTCCCGCTTTGATCGGCCAAGGGGGGCACCCGCGCGCGGGGGGTTCCTTGGCAAATAAACACGAAAATAATTAAAATAATCCTGCGTCACAGTTGACTCAGTTCCTTAGTGGTGTCATAATTGACCCATCAACTAAGGAGAGTAATCACATGTCATTACCAATCAAGCTTCAAATTTCACAGATGATCTACGATGCTGAGGTCGAGCGTGATCATTTTGCTAAGGTTTTAGCGTCTTTTCCTGATGGTGATTTATCTGATAATCACGCCTTTTTAATGGCTATTTCTGATCATGCAAGGCTTGTTGGGCGTGTTTCGGCTCTTTATGAAGTGATGGGGGTTTATTGATGCGTAACCGTCTGAATGTTTCATGGAATGGCAAAAGAACTACGGCTCGTTTTCCGGCTTATCTCTGGCTGCTCGCTCTGCGGGCCTCACAGCTCACTGATGACGGTTTACGTGACTACATGATAGGTAGGCTTGGCTATGAAGATCAATCTGGTTTGAGCGGCCTCACAGCCTCCGAGGAAACCACGATGATCTTGGTCAGCCTCATATCTATCCAGTTGCCACCAATCGCGTTTAATCGCGATCCTAAGCAACCAGAAAGCGCTTTCCGGGACGGAAAGTAAGAT